TAGAGCTACCAGTTTAGGCATCAAGACTGCTGGGTTGATTAAGACTCAGGAAGAGATGCAACAAGAGATGCAACAAGCTCAAATGATGGAGATGGCTTCTAAGGTCGCTCCACAAGGAGCCGCTGCTCTAGGCAACATTGCCCGAGACGCAGCAGCAGCCCCACCGGAAGAAGCTCCCCCGGAAGAATCACAATAACAACAACCGTAATCCATGACTGAAACACATGTAATCAACGATAAGACCGATACAGAACAGGTCACCTTAGAAGAAGAAGCTGCTAATATTGAAGAACAAGAAGAGCAGTCACAGGACCGCCCAGAGTGGCTTCCTGATAAGTTTAAGTCTCCAGAAGACTTAGCAAACGCCTACAACAACCTAGAGACACGCTTGGGTAAGTCTTCGGAAGAGGAAAGTGAGGAAGACCTCCCACCTACCGAAAAACCATCTGAGGGGGAGTCTAACCAGAATGACGCAATTACTAACGCTTCTGTGGAGTTCTTTGAAAACGGTGGTCTCACGGATGACACCTACGCAAAACTACAAGAGGTTGGCCTTAGTAGGGAGTTAGTTGATTCTTACATCGAAGGACAATCTGCTCTTCAACAGTCAGGCGAGGAAGCTCTCTTGGCTACAGTTGGTGGTCGTGAGTCTTATGAAAAGATTTCTGATTGGGCTTCGGATAACATGAGTGAGAAGCAACTCAGCGCTTACAACCAAGCCCTAGAAAACGGAACCGACGAACAAGCCGAGCTTGCTATTGATTGGCTCAAGGGTAAATACGAAGAAGCCAATGGCGTATCGCCTACGCTCGCACAGGGAAAGACCGCAGGTTCTGGTGTATCAGCCTTTGAAAGTCGTGCTCAAGTAATGGCAGCAATGTCGGAACGAGATGCTACAGGTCGTAAGCGCTACGAAGTAGACCCAGCTTACCGAGCCGAAGTGGAGCGTAGACTCGCACTTTCCAACCTATAACCTATACAAACCATGACAGAAGTAATCAACTGGTTAATCACCAACAAAGAAACGGTCATTCAACTCCTCACGGGTGTTGTATCCGTAGCGAGTATTTTAGCTACCCTTATTCCTAACGACAGCGCTAACGCTTGGGTTGCTCGCGCAAACAAGGTTGTTAGCTGGCTAGCGCTAAACATCGGAAAGGCTAAGAGTAGTGGCTAAGATTTGTGCTAAAGGTATTGCATGGGCTAAACGAACCTTTGATAAATACCCGTCCGCTTACGCTAACATGGCGGCTTCCAAGTATTGCAAAGACCCAAAATACGGTAAAGGCAAGAAAAGGAAGTCTCTCAAGATACAAAAGAAAAAGTAACCATGGGAGAACTAGCTAAATGGAGACGTCAGAATTGGGTCCGCATCGGTTCTGACGGTAAAATAAAAGGTGAATGCGGAACCTCTAAGAACAAGAAAAACCCCGACAGATGTCTACCTATGTCTAAAGCAAAAAACCTCACAATAAAACAAAGAGCTGCTACAGCTCGCAAGAAAAAGAAAGCTGGAGCCAAAGGCAAACAGTTTGTTTCAAATACCAAGTCTGCAAAAGTTTCCTACAAGAAATGATTAAGCTTCTGGTATCGCTAATGCTTGCGTTTCCTAAGATTGCTGACGTCTTTTTCAAAGTAAAGGATGAGTATACTAAGTCGTATAAAAAGAATCGTCATCGTCGCATGGATAAGCGTATCGACGACTGGTTGCACAACTCTAAGTAAAAGTGAAATTCCATACTTTATTTCAATACTTGAAGAACATACTTTCTCGCCTGAAGAGAAAGAAACCATCGCAGAACTCTTACGATACGCCGCGAAGCTTGAAGCTAGGTGAGCTTGTAGGTATTTGTGTTGGTCATTCCCGTTCGGGTGACAAAGGGGCGTTAAATTACGACGGCACGGTTGACGAATGGAGCTACAACCTAGAAGCCGGGGAGGCTCTCAAAAAAGCCCTTAAAGAGAAAGGCGTGCGTTCGATTCTTTACTCGACCTACGTAGGGAAAACCTATCGCACCGCGATGACATACATCCGAAAGAAGCTCAAGCTAGACGGAGCCACGTTAGCTGTAGAGCTTCACTTCAATGCTTCTGGCATACCCACTGTCCGAGGTTGCGAGACTTGGTATCGTTACGGGTCTCCTGAAGGACGTAAACTAGCACAACACATTCAAACATCTATTATCGCTGCTTATGGCAACCGAAACAGAGGAGTCAAAGCAGCCAAAGCACCTGACAGAGGATTCAGCTTCATGAAAAATGATGCCCTTCCTGCTGTTCTTTGCGAACCTTTTTTCGGAGACGACAAGAAAGACTACATCTTGTTCTCCAAACCGACCAAGCTGGGTCAACACCTAGCTGACGGTATATACAATTTCCTGTTGGATAAGCATACAAGTAACCAGAGCGCCCGAAAGGATAACGCTGTTGAGTGAACGACGCATTGACCGACCTGAAAAACCTAAAACAAACCAAACTAACCTAACAGAATTATATTATGGCTAATGGAGCTATTACCCCATCCCGCCTTGGACAAAGCAATCTCGCTGGAGACACCGACGCTTTGTTTCTAAAGGTATTTGCTAACGAAGTCCTCACCACGTTTGAAGAAACTAACGTGATGAAAGACCTCCATACCGTTCGGACTATTTCGAGTGGTAAGTCGGCGCAGTTCCCCACTATGGGCAAAGCAACTGCTAAGTATCACACCCCCGGTGACGACGTATTTGAAGCCAACAACGGCACTGATTACGTTTCAACGATTAAGCACAAAGAGCGCGTAATCAACATTGATGACGTGCTGATTGCAGCTACGTCCATCGCTAACATCGACGAATTGAAGAACCACTACGACGTGCGTTCTGCCTATTCGACCGAGCTGGGACGTGCACTTTCTAAGCGCTTCGACCTCGCTACTATGCGGACTCTCGTTGCTGCTTCTCAAGTGGCCGCTACTGCACAAGCTAACCCTGATGCTGGAAACGGTATCAAGATTACCTTGGGAAGCGGAGGCGCTCCTGCGAACCTTAGTGACGCTAATGCAATCATCCAGACTTTCCGCCTAATCGCGCAGAAGCTGGACGAGAATGACATCCCGTCTGAAGACCGCTTCGTTGTCCTGACGCCTGAGCTTTACTACCTCCTCGCAGGTAGTGATAACGCAGCCATCAACCGCGACTTCAGCGGTGCTGGTAGCATTGCTTCTGGTAAGGTGTTGGAGCTTGTTGGACTGAAAATCTTCAGCTCGACTCACTTGTCTGACATCACCACTAACGCTACTACTGGTGACGACTCCAAAGCCCTGAACAACCCGTTCGATGACGCTGACGGCGCTTCGGCTGGTAAAGGTTATCTTGACGCTGGTCTCGACACCCTTAAGTTCGTTGCTGGTCACAAGTCCGCTATCGGAACTGTCAAGCTTATGGACCTCGCTGTGGAATCGGAATACTGTCTTCCTAAACAAGCGACCCTCATGCTTGCCAAATACGCAATGGGTCATGGTATTCTTCGTCCTGAAGGTGCTGTGAGCGTTGTTTAATACATACCCCCTAGGGGCCTCCTTAGAACAGTCTTTGGAGGCCCCTTTTTTTCCTATGAAAAAGAGAGTAAGCTTGCGGATAGAACATAAGTCTAAGAAAGGCGGTCTCACCAAAAAAGGTCGCGACCACTATAACCGCAAAACAGGCTCTAATCTCAAAGCCCCGGTTACGGAGAAAAACCCTAAAGGAAAAAGGGCTGCTCGTAGAAAATCATTCTGTGCTCGCATGTCGGGCGTCAAAGGACCTATGAAAGACAAAAAAGGTCGCCCTACAAGAAAAGCGCTCGCTCTTAAACGCTGGCGTTGCTAACTTAAAATAAACAAATGGCTCTAACTACTGAACTAGAAAGTGTAAACCAAATGCTTGGGCATATTGGTGAAGCACCCGTAAACACGCTAGCTGACTCAGCAGCACTACCAATTTCCGCCAGCACCGCCTTGACCGCTCTACGTGAAGTCTCAAAGGAGGTGCAAACCGAAGAGTGGCACTTCAACACCATTACAAACTACGAGCCAACCAAAGAGCTAACCGGAAAACTTAGGTTGCCGGATGAAACTCTTTTCGTTGATGCGGTAGACAAAACACGCGACGTTGTTCAGCGTGGTTTGTATTTGTATGACCGTAAAAACCAAACGGACATCTTCAGCGAAACCTTCAAAGTTGACCTCACCGTTCAACTATCATGGGACGAGCTTGTGGAAGTAGCCAGACGCTACATTACCCTTAGAGCCTCCCGTGTGTTCCAAAGTCGCATCATTGGAAGCACAGAACTTCAATCGTTAATTGCGTTGGATGAAATGCAAGCCCGTGCTCGTTTGTTGGAGCTAGACTCTCAATCATCTGACAGAACCATCTTTGACAGCGAGAACGTAGCCCGACGTGTGGGCGTTCACCGCAACCCTAATATCTACTAATGCCCTTAATCAACACTTCGGTAAGTAACCTCATTCAAGGGGTCTCACAGCAGCCAGACGCTATCCGGTTTGCTGGTCAGTGTGAGGAACAGGAGAACGCTTTGCCAAGCATCGTGGACGGTCTCCAAAAGCGACCGGGGTGTCAGCATATCGTCACGCTACTAAACGCAGCATCTCTCGACGCGAACTCTAAAGTTCACTTCATCGAACGAGACCAAAACGAGAGGTATGTGGTTATTATTAAGAACAAAACCTCCTCAACGAAGTCTATCGCAGCCTTTAACCTATCTACAGGGAATCAGGCAACAATCACAGAGCGTTATACCGGGGTAGTTGAATCGTTTACTACTGATTACATTGGTAAGAAAGAAATCACCCTTACTCAGAAGTCTCCCGTTACAGTTCTAAGCTCTGAGAGCACCCGGTTGGGTAAACTCAGAATCACCGGAGGTCTGAACAAAGGAACTACCTTATACAACATTCACGACATCGCTACCGACACCGACAAGAAGCGACTTAGGTTTGACGGTGACGTTACACTATACGGCTCTGGGACTGGCTCCTACCAAAACACAGTTGAATACACTGTAGACAACACAGAGGAAGCAGAGCTAATTCTCGAAACTCGTAACTACCTTACTCACGGTGTTGACGACTCGACTCCCACAGTCCCCGTGGACGACCTAAAGCTGTTCACTACTGGTGACTTTACCTACGTCTTGAATACCAAGAAGAAGGTAACTAAAGATTCTACAACGAGTGCTCCTGTGAGTTCAGAGGCTTTGGTGTTTGTTAAGCAGGGTGACTACGAGCGTAAGTATGGAGTGTCTATTACTACCGCTGGTGGGACCACTTATGAAAACTGGGTTTTCTCTGGGTCGTCTCAGAAAGCAGGTAACGATACCTTCTACAACACTGGTTACGAAGCTGAATCGGATTTCATCATGAAGAATTTGTTTGAGGGAACTTTAACAAGCGCTACTTTAGGGGTAACTGAGTATGCCGTAGGTCGCAGGGTTACCGACGCTGTTGGCACTACCACGCGATTCGACCAACCTTTTAACTACGGCACAGGGTTGCCTATTTTCACCTCCAACTCACCGTCGTATCCGTCACCTTTATCCTTAGACCCCTCGTTCACCACAAGTCTCAAGGGCAACCAAGTTGGTGTTATTACCGGACCTGCTGACTTCACCATTCAAGTAGATGATTCAATGGCTGGAGAAGGACTTGGGGTTGCGTATAAATCAGTCCCTAACCTAGCAGACCTACCCAGCACCGCTACCCACAGGTTTAAAATTGCTGTTCAAGGCGACGTAGATGCCTCTGAAGACGACAGGTATGTTCAGTTCTTGGTTAATGGACACACCCCATCCTTGGCGGAA